ACCTGGGGGGCCTCTAACGCCTTCGAATGGCGTATGGGTGAAACTCCTTCATCTACCAGCCTGCAACCTAGTACTGAATCCATCTCTTCACAGAACCCGTGAGGGCAGTGCAGCTGAGGAGGCACACACGTTCAAAGCCCGTGTGTGTCCCGACCAGTGCATTGTCTCTTGCGGGCCCGTGGATCTGGTCTCAGTCCTTTACTTGCTTGGCAGTCGTACGGGCTCCTGCTCGTAGTCTAAGAGGAACTGTGATGGGCAACAAAACCCAGAATAACTTTGTCTCGTTTAGAGGCAGAGCTTTTCGCGATAAACTCCCTAACGGGCCACTAACTCCGCCGTCAACCACTTCTGTGGTTCGACAGTATAGTTATACCCGTACCGGCTCGAATAACCCTAACTATCGGGCTTTGATCCGGAGAGGAGTTAACGCTACTGGGACAATGGTCGTCACAGTTACGAACGGCGAAGCTACGGACTGTAAGGCGAGTTTGACTCGCCGCTATAGTCTAACGCCGGGCGATCCGCTCAATGCTATTTTTCAGAGCGGGTTGGAAGGGGTATTTTTATCCCTAAACAATCCGTCCTTGATAACTCAGCATTTTGCCGGAGTCTCTTTTGACAAAGCGTGTGTTGAGGCCAAGAGGATTGTCCACAAACGGCTTACAGCGCGCCGCCGCCAATTTATGGGTGGCGTCGTTGCTGCGGAGCTGAAGAAGACTCTCCAAATGGTCGTGCGCCCCGCAAAGAGTCTAAGGTCTCAGGTTGCATTCGCTACACGACGTGTCCCAAGGATAATGAAATCCTTGAAACGATCGGGGGCGTCTAAGCAGACTAAGGCCAAAGTTCTTGCGGATACCTATCTGGAAATGACGTTCGGCTGGCAACCTTTGCTGGCCGATACGCGTGACGGGGCCCTTGCGCTCGCTCGCTTGGCGACTAGAGACGCTTTAGAGCGTCAACAGTTCCGAGCTTACGGGTCAGAGGAAACCCCCGGCACTACCACTTTTGGTAATCACTACGCTGACGGCTATGATGCCGGCTCTGCGATGATATTTAATCGCGAGTGGCGTCAGAAGACGTCCGCGGAGTGTATTATCTACGGTAAGTTCCGGACTAGGCTTCAGGATTCTTCATACGCAAAGTCTTCCGCGCTTCGGCTGGCTGAGTTGGCGGGTTTTACATTCGCCGACTTTTTGCCATCCGCGTGGGAGGCCGTGCCATGGAGTTTCCTAGTCGACTACTTTACTAATGTAGGCGACGTCATAGAAGCGTTTAGTAACAACATCGGTGAGATAGCTTGGGCGGCGGAAGTCCATATCCAGAAGTCCACAGAGGACTTCTATACGATACCGGACAACGCTGCCACGGCTGCCTTATACGGTGCGTTATTTGACGGCTTCCATGCTGCGCAAATGCACGCGCATTCAACCAGGAAGACGGTCACGCGTTCCCCAGGTGTTCAGACAGACTTGTCTCAATACTTGAGGTTTAGCCTGCCGGGGGGACTCCAATGGTTAAATATTGGAGCCCTCGCCACAGGTGCGAGACCACCCAAGCCTTTCTACTAAACATAGAGGATAAATGCAATGGACCTGTTTCATGAAGTCGAAGCTTTTCGCTCCATGTTGCAATCGAACGGAGTAGTATCTCCTGACGGCTCTGAAGAGAGCCTGGAGCATCTCCTCTGTTCTGACGCGTCAGCTATCGTCTACTTCACGGTGAACTATCTTTCCGAGTCTAAAAACCCGGAAGATGTTGCCATGAGGTCGAGGTATAGCTGTCTCGAGCGCAGACACATGTTTTCGAAGGACCTGGTGATACTGTCCCTCTGGGCCACGTATCTTAACTCAATCGCGCAGGTTGGAGACCAGGGTTACTTGTCGGCACAAAAGCCGATTCGTGACCTAGGGTTTGCAGCCTTCCACCGATTGGACTACCAGGAAATGCGTAACATGGTAGCCACTGCGCGGTCCAAAGCCAATGATCTTTTCTGGTCCCTTCGTGTGGCTGTTGACGTATCGTCAAAGCTAGCGAAGGATCCGGGGTACCTACTCCGGTCACGGAAAAGCCATTGAAGGGGACTTCTATGCGTAGCTTGGCTCTTTTGTTCAACTACCAAGAAAGGGAGCTGTCACTATGACAGTTGCACTAACCTCCCCCGTAACCGGGGGAGCCCAGACGGGCTTTACGTCTCCTACCTATACGATCACGCCGGATGTTGCACCCGACGTGAACGGTAAGCAGTGGGCCGTGACCGTCGCGGGAGGCACGCAAGTGGGTGTTCGGATCCATACTGCATCGGATCCATTTACCGTCACGTACGTGCGGCCGAAGGCCTTTAAAGCCATCGGGAAACCACACCCTGTCACCGGCCTTCTGCCGAGTGTGCCGAAAAATACTCACGTGTTCATCGTCCGAAAGGGCGCGATCCCGTTGAGTTCCCAGCCAGCATCGGTGCTGCTGATTCGTTGCAGCATCGATGTTCCAGCAGGGTCGGACACTGCGGATCCGGCAAGCCTAAGAGCGGCGATTTCGCTGCTCGTCGGTGCGCTCAGCCAGCTTTCTGCTGGACTGGGTGACACCGTGGTTTCCGGACTCTCCTAAAGCGTAATGTTTTAGGGGAGGGTGCCGTGGTTAGACAGATGCGGTTTCGTACTGTCGTACTCGTTGTGCGGATGTCTGCCAGAGTGAAAGAGGTTACAAACCTTTCGATCTCGGTGCTTATTAAGTGGCTTAAAAAGACATAGCCAGCGAAATAAAGGACACCACATGCATGATTATGCTCTTGTGTTCTCCCGCCTTCAAGATGACTTACCTAAAACAGACATCATGTTGACTTCTGACATGAGTTTGTCGGAGGCAGAGGCTCTTTGGCTACGGAGATCCTTCCTCAAGAAATTTGAGGATGTGAAATCCGCAGACGCGGACGCTAAAGCTCTCGAGCTCTTTCTTCAGAGCAACGAGGCCTGTAGGCGTTTCGCGTTGAAACCAGAGAATCTCTTTGAAGACGTGTTGGTTGGCGAGGTCAAAAACCTTGTTGACTCATACTTCTACTCTGGCCCTGACTTGTTGTTAGACCTTCAGCGAATTTCGGAAGGTTTTTCAACGGGTCCGGGTGCGAGCAGGGGCGTAGTGTCAGATAACTTTTACACAAAGTTGTTCGACTCGAACCTCTCTTGCACAAGTGAGCATCTTTACCGGTCTTATCGGTCTGCCATACGTCAGTGGCCTAGGTGGCATCACGCTGAAATTGCGCGTAAGGACCACCATGGGCTCTCGTTGGTAGAGGGCAACCGTCTTTCATTTGTTCCTAAAACGACGGACATCTCGCGTACAATCTGTACCGAACCCAATCTTAATATGTTGTTTCAGAAAGGGATCGGGGCCTACCTTGAACACCAACTACTGAGGAGATGGAAAATATCCATGTCCTTTCAGCAAGGGTGGAATAGGCGGCTTGCTCGCCTTGGGAGTGTTGACGGTTCTTTTGGAACTATTGATCTCTCTTCGGCGTCAGACAGTGTGTCGCTCGGTCTGCTGCGGGAGCTGCTGCCACCTTATGTATACAGGTGGTTAGTAGATACGCGCAGTCCTTCTGTCACCCTTCCAGGTGGACAGGAGGTAGAGCTACACATGGTATCGAGCATGGGGAATGCTTTTACGTTTCCCCTGCAAACGATACTATTCGCGAGCATAGTTGTAGCCAGCTACAGGACTATGGGAATCCTTCGCCAAAGGTCGCACTTCAGCGACCAGCGGTTTGAGGTTCCTCCGCCCTGTTCCTCTACTCGAGCGAACTTTGGCGTGTTCGGAGACGACATTATTGTCCGAAAGGACAGTTATGATTTCGTCTCACGAGCGCTAGAGCTCTTCGGGTTTCGGGTGAACGCTGACAAATCGTTCAATACTGGTTACTTCCGTGAATCTTGTGGAGGGGATTACTACCATGGATATGACATCCGTGGTGTGTATATGAAGCACCTCTCCACAAGTGCCGACGTTTACTCCATCATCAACCGACTTGTGAGGTGGAGCGCTAGATCAGGAATCTTGCTACACCGTACCATTCGGTATCTTATGGAGCAGGTAGATTTTCTGCCTGTCCCCTGGGATGCCGGTGATGCGGAAGGTATCAAGGTTCCTACTGCGCCCAAAGAGTTGCCTCGCGACAGATGGACAGGTGGCGTTAAATATCGCTACCTGAGCCAGCGGCCGCTAAGCTTCTCGCTTCCCACAGACGTTGATGAATCTCGCTTTTACCCGTCTTCTTTTGGAAAGAAGAGAGTTCCAATTCTCTTCAATCCGGACGGGTTACTAGTGAGTTTTGTTGGAGGTTATATTAGGAACGGACGGACCTCGGTCAGAAGTGACCGAGCGAGGTTCAAAGTCCGTCATCGGATCACCTCTTCATGGGGTGGTCCGGACGCGGCCGGGTCTTCAAATACCCGAGGCCACAGCTGTACGGCTGGGGCCGAGACGCTACTTAATTTGTAGCGTTCCCACTAGAGGGAATTCTTCCCTCAACCCACTCTACC